GCCCCCCCAACGCAAGTTGGGAGGCTTCCTTTCGAGCAGAGATGCTCAGTTTAGCTTTCGAATTTACTTTCACGGAGGTGTTTCTTGCAACCTATTCTTAGTTTCCCAGTCATTAAGACTAGGGATGCTCCCAATGTTGTCGTAAGCGGTCAAGTTCAGAACGCTTATGACGTCGTTAGTCATGCCTTAAAGCAGTCTAACGCTATTCCCGACTTTGTAGTTGGGTCTAAACATGAAAGCATCGTATACACAAAAAACCGACGCAATCAATATGCGAAGGCCAATCTGTGTCTACACACTAGGAACACATTCGGCTATGGCGACCCCGGTGCTTCAGGGTTTTATTGCTTAGCAACAACCCCGAATCCGGATTGGGAATGGAAGTTTTACCAGACCCATAATCGCCAATGCTGTGACATCCGTGATACCATACTTGGATTAGCCAAAACTGCCTTGGGAGGCACTTTTGGCCCCGCTCATTTGGGCGGGTCCGGTCAGGCTTATATGAATACGACATTTGATCGTCTTCGACCTGATCTCACAGAGTTGAGTGTCCCCAATTTCCTCGCGGATATTGATGACATTACCAATCTGTTTAGGCTATGGCGTAAAAGTAAATCGCTTGCGCGTAATTTGGCTGGAGCAAACCTTAATCTCAACTTTGGGTGGAAGCCAACTATTGGCGACATCCAAGCTGCGACCGAAGGAGTGCTACGGTTGAAGGAGCATATAGCGGAATTTGAAGCTAAGATTGGTCAGACTATTCAAAAGTCTACCAACTTACTTCAAACCTCGAATTCAGTATCGACAACTTATCGCCTGCCTGGCGCTGGTCTGTATTCTTATACAGCCACCGTCACTCGTAAGGTAGATGGTTACATCGCTTACAAGCCAATGCCACTTTTGGTATTGAACAGTGTCGATAAGGCAATTCGGAGTTACCTAGATGTTCTAGGTGTCGAATTGAATCCTCGCATCTTATGGGACGCGTTGCCCTTTACCTTCGTCATTGATTGGTTCTTTGGCGTCGGTAATTTGCTTTCGCGTTATAAGTGGGATGCTTTGGAACTGCCGATATACCTTGTTGATGGATTTCTCCAATACAAGGAAAAACTACATATCGAGTGGAAGGGCGTTTCCGATCATTTGACTGGTTACGTCCCCTTTCCACGATCTGCCGGCGCTACTTGGGATTGCGAATTTTTTCATCGCATGCCCATTTATCCAGACTATGCCCAGTTAACTGGCCTAGGTTGGAAAATGCCGACACTTAACCAAGCCAGCCTATTGGTTGACTTGGGTGTCATCTTGAGCAAAAGCAAGCGCTTTTGACTCGGCACCGGTTGAATACCGGGCCTCCTCTACTATCAGCGTCCCCACCAGGTTCCGAACCCTTACAATTATATTTGTTTTAGGTTTCGGTCTCTGAGGGAGTACGATAGTGTTGGATTGATGTAACCGTGTTCCACTTTGTGGTTCACTCTCATCGTCGTGAGACGATGATTTCGAAAACACCCTCTTTTGAGGGAGGAGCCTACTATGTCTCTAGCTGTCACTCAATCGCTTTCCAAGGATTCTGCCACTGACGTTGACACGAATTTGGCTGTTTATGCCCTTCGTGCCGCCGATCTTGGTAGGTCCGAGTTTTCTGTCGCTGGGCTTACTTTGCCTAGCGAAAAGAAACTTACAGTCTCTCATGAGACTGGGAAAGCGGGTGAAGAGCGACACTTGGTGCGACTCGACCGAACTGAGGTCGACGCATTCGGTGTTGCTGCCACAATATCGACTTATATCGTTATTGTGCGCCCACCTAACACGGCAATTACGACCGCGGTCTGCATCGAAGAGGTGAATCGACTTGTCGATTTCCTTATCGAAGGCGGAACGAACGCGAACGTAACTGCTATCCTTAACAACGAGGTTTAACTCGTTGTGGGATAAATAGCGGCTCACGTTCACTGTTAGGTGATTCATGAGTGATTGTATCCTAGTTATACGCACATGGGACGCTTCTCGGAGGTTTTCCAATGTTAATTGGTGACCTGAAAAGCCTTCTTCCTTTTTGGAAGAACCTGGCGTCTAACCAGCGCTATAAACCCTTTGTTCATGATGCCGATATTCGGTATTTTGAACGCAGGTTTGTCAACGAGGGCTTGACGTTCATAACCGAGACCTTGCCACTTATTGGCAAGGCCTTAGATAGCTTCCACTCCACGTCGGAGTGGACATGTCCTCCCAATTTTGGGATGGCACGAATCATCGAAGACGGTTTTCTCGCCGATGGGATAACTCCCAAAGTCTACGAGATACCTCTTTTCTTAGGTGATGCTATTGAAGCAGCTATGAACGGCGACTCTTTAGCCGTAGATTGCGTCCGCCAGCTGGCGTACGTTTTCTATAAACTGGAGGTTGATTATGGCGATGAGAAAAGAGAGCAATTCCTTATCAATTTTCGAAAGATTGATAGCGATTTGCTTTGTCTCTTCAGCGACGTCAATGATTTACGTGACGTTGTTGTTGAGCAAATGGGGAGACTTATCAAGAGAATCTTGTGTAATACGGATCCTCATGATATTATTCCCACTCACGGCAGCGGTGCAACCGCTTGTCGTACTCTTAACTGGAACAAGCATCATCGAACTCTCTCGTATTATGAGAAACTTGATAATGTTTTTCCATACTCTGACTATTTCTTTTTCAATCCTACTCATCTTGTTGATGAATATGAGCGATTAGAGAATAGTTTGCCACAATCAGTCCCGAGAGCACGAGTTTGCCTCGTGCCTAAGGATTCTCGTGGTCCAAGAGTAATTTCATGTGAACCTGCGGAATTAATGTTTATTCAGCAGGGAATCATGCGCTTACTCTATAAGACCATAGAGACCCACAAACTCACTTCTGGTCAGATTAATTTCTCTGACCAGACTGTTAATCAAAAGTTTGCTAGGATTGGTTCAAAAGACCAATCCTATTCGACAATTGATTTATCAGAGGCTTCTGACCGTGTTTCCCTCGAACTTGTTCGCCGTGTTTTTCCGGCTAACTGGTTTGAGGCCCTCGAAGCTTGTCGCTCCGAGGAGACGGAATTGCCTAATGGTGAGATTGTTAAACTTCAGAAGTTTGCCCCTATGGGTAGCTCCTGTTGTTTTCCAGTTGAAGCGCTATGCTTTTGGGCATGTGCGCAGGTGTCTCAACGCATATTAGGAGGGAAGAGACAACCCTCCGAAGTATACGTGTACGGTGACGATATCATTTGTGAGGTTGATTCTTTCACCTCTATAATGAGAGGACTTGAGTCCATTGGCCTTAAAGTCAATGCTAACAAGTCCTATTGGAAAGGTCCTTTTCGAGAATCTTGTGGTGGTGAGTACCATAATGGTATGGACGTCACTCCCATTCGAGTTCGGAAGGTCTTTTCTAAGTCACGTACCTCTATCGTAACAAACGCTGACCTGTGCAATCTTTTGATTGCCAAGTTTGGATATGACGATGCCTCTTCTTTGGTTTCAGTCATTGAAACCGAAGGCGGCTACTCATATCCGAGGACCGAGTTGTTGCTTCCAGCAACTATTCGTTGTAGTCCTCGTGCTTGTAATGAGGCATTCTTTCGTAGGAGATTCAACAAGAATCTTCAACGATTTGAATATCGCGTCCTTACATGTATCTCTGAGTCAAATCAGAGGCAACCTCCTAATTGGGAGGAGCTCTTTAGGAAAGAGCTTTGTAAGTCCGCGTTCTCTATCGATTCATCTTATTTGGCAACACTTAACCGTGTTGTCGATGAGAGCCTCGATCCCTACATGAATCCGATTCAGAAATTGGATAGACATGCGGATCCTGGTTGGTACACTGATCCCCACTCAGTCGTAACGAAGTGGGTTTGGAACTGGCTTGGTTAAGCCAAATCCAGTTAGGTCCCCGGCGTAACTGCCGGGGAGGATGCCCGAGAGGGCATCCAACCTAACCTAGGGACGGATTCTTCCGGAGTTATCTGGAAGATAACTCGCAGGGCC